ACCATTGGCGCATCAATCTCTCAATCGAGATGATGCAATGGGGCGAGCTGATAGACTCCATAGATAGGCTGATCGACTACGGCCTATCGCTCAAGATGACGAAATGTAAAACGGCTGCCTGCTCAGTCTAAGTCTCGCGAAAGTTTCAGGCAGCCTACAAATCATGCCGCATCTATCGCGGCCTGCACGATCACGCTGAGGCGGCGCTGCTTTTTCAGCACCGCGACCCTTTCCCGCTGGTCTGGGCGAATTGTGACATGGACCTTCGGAAAAATATCTGAAGAGGATTTTGGGGGGCGGGACATGATCACATCTCTCCCAGCATGCGATCTGCTGCCCATGCTCTCATAGCCTCGATAGCGGCATCCCGAGACATCCTGTTTGCGAGCTTGAATCCAAAATCGAACTCGATGGCGCTTCTGTGGGTGCCCATACGACCCCTTGTCTCGATGAGGTAGGTTCCCACGGCCCACGGTTCGCGGTCGTGATGTGGTGAGTCTGTGCAATTATGGATCGTTGCTGGATCTCTCACCTCATACGGATCTCCGGAAACGATCTCAAGCAGGGCAACGGGCAATCCACCGATTTCAGACTTAATTATTGTTTCCATTTCACTTCACTCCAAATACTAGTAGGCACTGAAACTATATAAGCATTTCGGTAGTCACTGAAAAATCGTAATGATCGGATATACAAAGGCTGCCCGCACTGGACGCCAGCATTGGCGCGTATAGCGCGAAACAGGGCAGCCTACAAATCATGCAAGCCGCCAATTGGCAAGGCGGATTACGCTGCCCTCCTGGCTGCAATGCCAGAAGAGGGCACCCTTGTTACGGGGCATTTCCCCTATCCGGCCTGGCCGGGCTTCTTGTTTTGCGGCCCTCACCGCACCTTGGCTTTGATATACAGCCCGGCCAGCCCGTTCTAATCATATTTATTCCGGAGAACTAAATGGGCCGAAAGTCGAAGATCGAATCTCACCCCAATCGGAATATAATCGTTAAGCGGATAGCCTCTGGTGAAGAATATTCCGATATAGTCCGAGATTTCCCGGACCTCACGTGGGACGATTTGGATTATTATAAACAGAAAAAATTACCAGAACTAATATCAAAGTCTAAGGATCTAAAGACCGAAGTAGAAAGCACCAAAGGCACCGATACCCTGGCCGAAGTCCGAGAGCTGAAAGTCAAGGCCCTGGATATCTTGGCCTTGGCACAAGGCGCGGGTGATCTGAAGACCGCACTCATGGGCATCCGAGAGGCCAGGGGATGTCTTGAAACCTGTCTGAAGGCAGAAGGGCAAATCAAGGACGGACCGCAAATCACAATCATCAACAATCCCGAATGGGTGGAGCTGCGAACGGTGGTCATTACGGCGCTGGATGCATACCCCGAAGCAAAGGCGGCTGTTGTCAATGCCATCCGTGGCCGATGATCTTGTGTATGGGGCCGATCCCGTCTTGTGGTGTCGGGAAGTCCTGGGCTACCACCCAGACGACTGGCAGGCCGATCTGCTCAGAAGCCGCCAAAGAAAGATCATACTCAATTGCAGCCGACAGAGTGGGAAAAGTACAACGTGCGCCGCCCTCGGCCTGCATGAGTCCATCTATCGCAGACCATCATTTGGGCTCGTGATCGCTCCCACACAAGACCAATCGTCAGAACTGATGCTCAAGTTCGATGAGTTCCGGGGAGCTGTAGAGCTGCCTTCCGACTACCTGAGCACTGACACCAAGCTAGCGGTACGGTTCGCCAATGGCAACCGCTTCATAGCCCGGCCAGGCTCCGAGAAGAGCGCAAGATCCTTCTCGGCTGTGACTCTGCTGCTGGAAGACGAAGCGAGCCGGGTTTTGGATGTGCTCTACAATACGGTCAGGCCCATGCTCGCCGTGTCCAATGGCAGGCATATCCTGATGAGCACTCCATTTGGGAAGCGTGGTCACTTCTGGAATATCTGGAGCGAGCAGCGGGATTTGTGGGAAGCACATGAAATCCCTGCGGAAATGTGCCCACGCATAACGAAAGAGTTCATAGCAGAAGAGAAGAGAACGAACCCCTGGTTCGAGCAGGAATATCATTGTGCTTTTACTGAAAATATAGATAGTGTCTTCAGCTACGATATGATTGCAGAAGCGATTAGCGATGATGTGGAGCCATTGTTCTGATGTCAAAATTCTACGTAGGTCTTGATCTCGGCCAGAGCAGCGACTATACTGCCCTTTCCGTGCTTGATCAGGTGGCTACGGGAAACGAGTCGTCCTACCAAGTACGGCACTTGGAACGGGTCCGAGGCGTGCCCTATCCTCAGATCGTGACAAAGGTCACTGAGATCATGAGATCTCCGGCCCTGACCGGTCAGGCTGCCCTCGTGGTGGATCAGACGGGTGTGGGTGCGCCGGTGGTTGATCTCTTCAGGCAGGCCGGATTAGACCCGGTGGGCGTGCTGATTCATGGTGGTGACAAGGCATCTCATGAAGGCGATACTTGGCGGGTCCCGAAGCGGGACCTGGTAGGCAGCCTACAGGTGCTTTTTCAGGGTGGGCGGCTGAAGATCTCCAAGAAGCTGCCATTGGCATCCGTCTTGCAGAACGAGCTTCTGAATTTCAAGGTCAAGATCGATCCGGTCACCGCTCACGATTCTTATTCGGCCTGGCGGGAAGCAGATCATGATGATTTAGTGCTCTCTGTGGCTATGGCTGCCTGGTGGGCAGAACAGAACGCGGGCGCCATCGATGTGGGCTGGGGCACTTCCCGGCTGAAAGGAAAAAGAAACTGAGGCGGCATGAAGAAAACCAAATATAATTTTCTCTTCGATTCATATCGACTAGCACCATTTCAGAGGAAGCTGGAAGCGCTGGAAGAGACAGACTTACCAGCAGCTTGCCTCTTATATACGGTTATAGAAGCTGTTTATCTCGGAAAGCGAGAAGAGGAAAAGAAAGTCTTTGGCGTCGGATTATTTTTGGGCGTTATCTTCGGCTTAATTCTCGCATTCATATTTTGAGGCTCAATGAAATTCTTGGATCGATTCTTCGGAAAGAAGCAGAGCGAAGCCGCCGCTCCTGTGATGCAAGGCCGCCCGGTGGTCCGCTACAATTCGCCCTATGGCTACCAGGATCGATCCACTGTCGTTTCCTCAGATCGCATAGCAGCTAACCGCTCCATTCCAATCGTCTTGGAAAGTTTGTCAGGGTTATCGAGCTTGTGCTTCTCCGGATTTGAGCACACACTCAAGCCCATCGATAGCAGCGACGACACCCAAGGCCCGAATATCGAGAAGGCCTTAGCCCAGATCCGGCTTCAGGAGAAGCGCATAGGTCGGGTAGGAAAGGCCCGGAAGCTCGGAACGATCGGACTTGTGAGAGCGGCTGCCCTGGACGGCTGGAGCTTCCGCCAATCCCTGAGCGAGTACGCCACGGTGCAAGAAGGCGGCTGGCTGAATTTCGCTGAGGTGCAGCACCTACCCGCCCAAAGCTTCAGCACCGCCTCAAGCCTGGGTGGCAACGACTATCTGGCAGACAAGATCCTGCCGGGCGTGGTCTACGATTCCAAGCAGGATCTCACAAGATTCTTCCAGTATTCCGGCAGCGGACAGGCAAAGGAGCTGGAGCCAGATGGCATACTGTACATAGAAGATGTTACAGTTCCTGCCGATCTCAGTTTCCTCAAAGTGCTCAACCCGATCATGGAGCAGTGGAAAGAAGTCCGCCGCTACGGGATGACCGCCGAGAAGCGGGTGGCCGTGCCGAACGAGACTGAGCGGATTGATGCTTCCGATATCGTGAAGATGATCACGGCGAAAATCCCTGTGAAAGTCCAAGACCTGATCGACCATTGCGACGACCTGGCCGAGAACCAGAGCAGCGCCAACAAGAAGGTAGCCATCCCGGGAACCAGGATCGAGTACCCCTCGATCTCCATGCCGCTCAATCCCTGGGAAGCGGATCAATATTTGAAGGATGAGATCTGCGATTTCTTTTTCAAGCGGAATGTCATCAAGCGGGTAGAGCAGGCCATCAGCTCCAGCGACAACGCCGCCAAGGCGCTGCTAGATATCCATATCAGCAGCGAGAGGGAGCTATGGGGCAAGCCCTACGAGGGGCTGTGGAACCAATGGCTTGAGTGGAATGGCTTCGAAAATTTGGTAGATGAATTTTCTTGGTGGAGCTGGACCCCAGCCGACCAAGAAAAAGAACGGCGATTCCATCTGGATGCGTTGTCGGCAGGATCGTTGCTCGTAAACGATTTTAGAAAGATGCAGGGCTGGCCGGATTATGATGACGCACAATTGGCGCAATTAGTCGCCGAGCGCGTTGCCCTGAAGTCGCAAGACCTGAAAGAAGCCAAGGCGGCTGACCTGAGCGGGAAACAATGACGGAAGACGAAAAGCTTGCCCAGGCCGCCCAGAAGGCCGAGAACAAAGCGATCGATGAGCTGAATGATCGCTTCCGGGCATCTGTCCGCAAGACCATCACCGATACCGATTGGGATGAGATCGAGCGGCGTCTGGCCATGTCACAGCAGGCAGACGACGTCGCGGGCGCTGTCAAGCTCGCAGAATATGATCCTACCGATCTCCTCGGAGAAACTTTCTCGGCTGCCTCTGAGATATCCGCCGCCAATATCGCTGATGTGGTGGCGAAGGGCAGCAGCCTTTCATTCGAGTTGACCGATCCAAATGCGCTCAAATGGCTGGAGAAGTACGCTGCCGAGGAGATCAAGTACCTTTCCGACAGCCAGAAAGACGCGATCAAGCAGATCGTCACAGATGGATACCGGGATGGCATCACATATCAGCAGCAAGCCAGGGAGATCCGGGAGTGTATCGGTCTAGATCCTCGTCGGGCGGCGACACTTCAGAAATATTCTGATAATCTATTTTCCAAGGGCAAGTCAGAGGCCGAAGTCTGGCGACTCATGGAAAAGAAGGGGCAGGCCCTTCTCAACCAGCGAGCCCGGAACATAGCGGTACAAGAAGCCACAACCGCGGGGGCAAGGGGATTCTACGAGACTACATTGGACGCTTGCAACCGGGGCATCCTGGACCCGAACATCTATGAGGCCTATAGGATTGTCACAGGGGATGAAAGGCTCTGCCCCAGGTGCTCCGGCCTGGCAGGCGAGATGAGACAGCTCCCAGACCAGGCATATCAATCCTCTGGTGATGTGACGCCGAAATTGCATCATCTCTGCCGGTGCGTCGAGGGAATCAGGTTGATCAGTATGAAAAAACAATCCATAGTCAAAAAGCGGGCTTCCGGCCAGGGGCGAATGAATATCGTCTTCGATTGCCAGGCCCTGAAGCGGAAGGAGGGGATACTCTATGTGCCAACCGTCCCGCTGGTGGAAGGCGTTTACGAGCAATGGGGCTTCCGGGTCTTCCGGTCCTATGCAGAATTTTCTCAATCATCTCATTGGCTGCACGGCATCCCTGTCGTAGTGAATCATGAGGAGGTTACGCCCGAAGCCCGCAGGATCGGCCAACTCTTCGACGTGCAGAACAAGCCCGATGGGCTGAAGGCCACCGCAATAAGCCGATTCTATGAGATCGACTGCACGCAAAGAGAGCTGGAAGCGCTTCTTTCCGGCCAACCACATGACGGTTCTTTGCGATGGAGCTGCTTCTTGGAAGAGTCCCCTGGCGAATGGACAGATCCGACAACGGGCGAACGCAAACAGTACGAATACAAGGAAGTCGGACCGTACACTTTCGTAGAATATTCATTCGTCAAACAAGGCGTGATCGGCACCAATGACGGCGCCGGATTCAATATGCAGTGCAAGAGCTGCA